TCTGACGGAACAGAAGATGGAGTTATTTTTATTAGAGCCATGACAGGTGGCACTCTTACTGAGTACATGAGATTTGATCCAGCTTCTGGTGGAATTGTATTTAATGATGGATCACAAGATATAGACTTCCGAGTTGAAACAAATTCTGAAGCAAATGCATTTGTAATAGATGCTGGTAATGAACTTGCTACGTTTAACGTACCTATAAATGCAGTTAGTGGTATTGATGTTTCTGGAGATATAAGTTTAGATGCTGATGGTGCTGACATATTGTTTAAAGATGGTGGCACACACTTTGGTTCATTATCAAATTCTTCAAGTGACTTATTAATTACCTCTATCGTATCAGATAAAGATATTAAATTTACAGGTAATGATGGTGGTTCAGGGATTACAGCATTAACTTTAGATATGTCTGCTGCTGGTGCTGCTACATTTAATAATGATGTGACTGCTTTTTCTGACAAAAGATTAAAGGATAATGTAGAAACAATTCCTAATGCACTAGATAAAGTATGTGCTATGCGTGGTGTCACTTTTACAAGAAATGATAATAACGATCAACTTGGTACAGGTGTTATTGCACAAGAAATGCAAGAAGTATTTCCTGTCGTAGTTAAAGAAAATAAGGATGAATTAAATACACTATCTGTATCGTACGGTAATTTGGTTGGTGTATTAATTGAAGCTATAAAAGAATTAAAAGAAGACATAAAAAAATTAAAAAAGGATAGTTAAAAATGGCTGTACCTAGTAACCCTAAAATGTCTGAGATTCAAAGTGAATTTGGTGGATCAAATCCAATAGAGCTTTCAGAATATTATTCTGGAGGTTCGTTTGTACCCTCTGGATCTCCCGCACCTAATGGTCCAATTCCTTCTTCTGGAACAATTGCTATGGGTCAATTTAGATGTGCTGCTGCAGGACTTTCAGCATCATATTTAATTATAGCAGGCGGTGGTGGCGGAGGAGCTGATAATGGCGGAGGCGGAGGCGGAGGTGGCTTCCTATGCTCTAGCTCATTTGCAGTTACAGGACCTATTTCAATTACCATTGGTGGAGGTGGAGCAGGAGAACCAGCTCCAGCTAATTCAGGTGGAACTTCAGGAAGTAATTCAGTATTAGGATGTACAACTGCAACTGGCGGAGGTGGTGGTGGAGCATCTACTCCTCAACCAGCTTCTTCACCCGTAGGACCAGGTAAACCAGGAGGATCTGGTGGAGGTGGTGGTTCTGCACCAAATAATGGTACTGATTTTTCAGGAGGTAGTGGCACATGCGGTCAGGGTAATAATGGTGGTTCTGGTAAAACTGATGGAGCTAGTTATGGCTCAGGCGGTGGTGGCGGTGGTGCTGGAGGTGTAGGTGGAGATTCAAGATGCACAGTACCAGGCTCACCATCAAGAACTGCAGGAGAAGGTGGAGTAGGTAGACCAAGTAGTATTTCAGGATCAGCATTATCTTATGCTGGTGGTGGAGGTGGATCTATGAGTGATGGTTCACCAGGAGGTGCAGCAAGTCCTTGTGGTACAGGTGGACGAGGAGGAATGAATGGCGGTACAGGTGCAAATGGTGTTGCAGGAACAACTAATCGTGGTGGTGGAGGTGGTGCTAGTTTTTGTGGAACAACAGGAGCAGCAGGTGGTTCGGGAGTTGTATTAGTTAGATTTCCAAGTACAGCTTGTATTTCAGCGTCACCAGGTACAAATTCAGTGACTTCTTGTGTAGGCCCAGCTAACGATAAAGTAGCTACATTTACAGTATCAGGAACATTAACAGTAAATTAATTAAAATTATAATATAAATAGAAAAATAAAATGGCACATTTTGCAAAACTAGAATCAAAAGTAGATCCAACAGGATTTACATCAGATACTCATCAAGTAGTTGAAAGAGTAGTAGTTGTAGGAAACGATTGTGTTCCTTCAGACATGCATGTTGATGGAGAAACATGGTGTATTAATTTTTTTAAAGGTGGTACATGGAAGCAAACTTCTTATAATCATAATTTTAGAAAACAATACGCAGGTATTAATTTTGTTTATAATTCAACAAAAGATAAATTTTTAAGCCCACAACCCTATGCATCTTGGTCATTAGATTCAAATGACGATTGGCAAGCACCAATTACATATCCAACAATTACTAACGATGGGGCAAATCCCGTTGTATGGAGATATTTTATTTCATGGAACGAAACAAAATACAATGCCAATAATAATACAGGATGGGAAGCAAGAAAAACAAATGATACAGCTGAAACACCTACAGTTTATAATTGGAATGGTTCAGCTTGGGTATCATAGCAATTTTAAATTTACGTTTTTTTAAACCTTGTCTGTTTTATAAAAATTATTTATAAGATTTTATATAAAGATATATGAACTTTAAAAATTATTATTGGTATTTTAAATCAGTAATTCCTGAAAGAATTTGTGATGATATTGTAAAATACGGTCATCAATTACAAGATCAAATAGCGATGACAGGCAGTAAAGAAAGTAAAACAAAAATAACTAAAAAAAGAAATTCAGATGTTGTTTGGATGAATGATAGGTGGATTTATAAAGAAATACAACCTTATATTAATAGGGCAAATATTTCTGCAGGTTGGAATTTTAATTGGGATTATTCAGAGTGTTGTCAATTTACAAAATATAAAAAAAATCAATATTATGATTGGCATTGTGATTCTTGGAATGAGCCATATTTTATTAAAGAAAATCCTCAAGATCCAACTCATGGTAAAATTAGAAAATTATCAGTGACCGTTTCTTTATCAGATCCAAAAGACTATAAAGGTGGTGAATTAGAATTTGATTTTAGAAATACAGATCCTAGTAAAAAAATTAATAATGTTGTTAAATGCACAGAAATATTACCTAAAGGATCTTTAGTTGTGTTCCCTTCATTTGTATGGCATAGAGTATGCCCAGTTAAAAGTGGAGAAAGAAACAGTTTGGTTATTTGGAATTTAGGATGGCCATTCAAATAAAAATAATATGAAAAAGAAAAAAACAAAAATTAAAAAAGATAATACGTTATCTTTTCCAAAACAATTACAATTAGAACAGTATTTTACATCACCTATATGGTACACAGATGAACTTAGTTTTGTTGATAAATTAAATAAAGCATCGGATCCTTATATTAAAAAATCTAAAAAAATTTTAAAAGCAGATATTAATAAACGTAATAAAAAATTTGGTGACAAAGGAGATATGGGTCACGTATTTCATTCTGAATCTTTAATAGGAGATCCTAATTTTGCAGATTTACAAAATTATGTAGGTGCAACTGCACATAATTTATTAGACGAAATGGGTTTTGACTTAACAAACTATCAAGTATTTATTACAGAATTATGGGTACAAGAATTTGCACAAAAAGGTGCAGGTTATCATACCTTACATACACATTGGAATGGTCACATATCTGGTTTTTATTTTTTAAAAGCTAGTGAAAGAACATCTATGCCTTTATTTGAAGATCCAAGAGCAGGTAACATGATGAATCTTTTACCAGAAAAAGATAAAACAAAAATAACTTATGCTTCTACACAAATTAATTATAAAGTAAGTCCAGGTCGTATGATATTTTTTCCATCGTATTTGCCACATCAGTATGTAACTGATATGGGCTATGAACCATTTAGATTTATACATTGGAATTGTCAAGCAATACCAAAATCAGTTTTACAATATAAAGAATAAAATAATGTCATTTAAAAAAAATAAATATAGTATTTTAAAAAAAGCTATTTCAAAAGAGTTAGCAAATTTTGTTTATAAATATTTTCAAAATAAAAAAAACGTTGCAAGATTTTTATTTGATCAAAAGTATATTTCACCATTTACAGAATATTTTGGTATTTGGAATGATGAACAAGTACCTAACACATATTCTCATTATTCTGATATTGCAATGGAAACATTATTACAAGAGGTAAAACCTGTTATGGAAAAACACACAGGATTAAAATTAAGTGAGACTTATTCTTATGCAAGAATATATAAAAATGGAGATGTTTTAGCTCGTCACAAAGATAGATACTCTTGTGAAATATCTACAACTTTAAATCTTGGGGGTGATCCTTGGCCAATATATTTAGACCCAACTGGTAAAACAGGACAAGCAGGTATTAAAATAAATTTAGAACCAGGTGATATGTTAATTTATTCTGGTTGTGATTTAGAACATTGGCGAGAAGAGTTTATAGGTAAAAATTGTGGTCAAGTATTTTTACATTATAATAAATTAAAATCAAAAACTGCAAAAGAAAATCAATTTGATAAAAGACCTTTTATAGGTTTACCAGCATGGTATAAAAGTTTTAAAATAAATAATGGCTAGAGTAAATTTTATACATTTTGTACCAAGGCCAAAGCCTAAAAAAAGACCAAGGAGACATAGAAAAAATTTAAACAAAGGATCAACATTTAAAAAATATCATAGACAAGGAAGATAATAATGGCAACAACTACAGCAAAAAAACCAGCAGCAGGAGCAACAATAGATACAGTAAATCTAGATACTGGAGCAGTCAAACCTACATCGAAGAATCAAACAACTTCTAGTAAGGCTACTTCACTAATTGAATCTATATTAACTAAACCTACTATGCCTACGGGGACTACTATATCTCCTCAATTGCAAAATGTAAAGACTAATGAATTAATGGCAACTCCTGGGGTTACTGGTACGGTTGCAGCAGCTACGCCAACAGCTACAGCAGCACCTACAATAACAGGAACCGCAGCACCAACTACTACAACAGCAACAGGACCTACAGCACAAACAGCACAAACTGCGGGAACAACTACAGTAGCAGGATCAACGCCTACTATGACTGCAGCTACAGGAACAGTAACAGCACCAGCAGTAGCAGCTCAAGGTACAGTTAGTACAGATGCTACAGTTAGAGGTCAGTTAGCTGACTTACAACAGGATGTAACTACAGCAGTAGCAGCAGGTAATCCTTTACCTGTATGGGCTAGAGGTGCAGCTAAAGCAACTGAAGCGGCTATGGCTGCTAGAGGTATGAGTCAAAGTTCTATGGCAGCTGAAGCATTAGCTGAAGGTATTATGAACTCTGCTATACCAATTGCTAAAGCAGATGCAGATACTTATAAGCAAATGATATTTCAAAATCTTGCTAATAATCAACAGGCTGCAATTACAAATGCACAATCATATCTACAAATGGATATGGCTAACTTGTCTAATAATCAACAAGCTAACTTACAGAATATTCAAGCAAGACAATCATTTTTATTATCAGATCAAGCAGCAGCAAATGCAGCAGCACAGTTTAATGCCACTAGTCAAAATCAAGTAAATCAATTTTATGATAATATGTCTGCACAAATGTCAGAACAAAATGCAGCTAGATCAGATGCAATGAAACAATATGCAACTAGTGAAGCAAATAAAATTTCAGCATTAAATGCACAAAATCAAGTACAAGTAGATGAAGCTAATGCAGCTAGAGAATCTGCTATTAATCAATTTAATGCTACATTAGATAATCAAAGACAACAATTTAATGTTAATAATCAAAGAGAAATTGATCAATCAAATGTAGTTTGGAGAAGAGGTATTAATACTGCAAATACTGCAGCTGTTAATGCAGCTAATCAAACTAATGCACAAAATTTACTAAACTTATCAAACTGGGCAATGTCAGCATCATGGCAACAATGGAGAGATGAAGCTTCATGGGTTAATACTGCATCTCAAAATGAAAAAAATAGAAATCATAATTTAGCTATGGCTGCAATGGAAAGAACAGCAGCATTAGATTTACAAGATCAAAAATCTAAAGATGCATTCTATCAGATGATTGGTAAGTTTGGTTTTGATTTATTTAATTAATAAGGAGAGTTATGTTAAAAGGATTAAAAAAATTATTTAAACCTGCAGCAATTATAACAGCAGGTTGGTTAGGTAACAAATTTGGTGGACCATTAGGTGCTAAGTTTGCTCAAAAAATTACAGGTAGTTTAATGGGTGGAGATGGTGCAGGTGGAAACTTTCAAATACAAGATACAAGTCAAGCACCAGTTAATTTCGGAGGTAGAGTAAGTGATTTTCAAAGAGCAGATGACGCTAGTGTAGTTAAAAAATCTCTTAGAACTGCTGATGGAGAAGAATTAAGAAATGAATGGGATTACCGTTTAACTAAATGGTTTAGAAACAAAGATAGTATGTTTACATAAGGAGATACATGGATCAGTTTAAAGAAGCAGAAAATAACCCTTTTGATGCACCAGTTCCTGGGCAGTCATTAACAGATAAACCTGGTAATTACCCATGGGAACACCCGCCACAATATACAGATACTCAAGAAGCTTCTGAATATATTTGGGATAAATTAACAGAACCTTTATTTGCACAGCAAGTTATTGCTATGTTAGATGCAGGTATACCTGTAGAAGCTATATCTAGGATTGTTTTATTTTCTGGTTTTACAGAGGGTAAGTGGACTCCTGATGTTGGATTTATGTTAGCAGAAGTAGTTATGAAAATGGTAGCTACTATTGGATTTACAGGTGGTGTAAAAAAATTTAAAATATCTATGACTGATTTAACTAACAATAATGATATGAAAGAGATATTAAATCTTAAAAGTAGAAATGAAGAATTAGAAAAAGCAGCTAAAAATTTAGGAAAAGAAATTAAAGCAATGCCAGAACAAAAAGGTTTAATGGCTCCACCACAACCTAAAGAAGAGGAGGTAGCTTAATGAGTGCATTTAGAGGAATATTAACTGGCTTTGGAATGGCTGCAATTAAAAATAAAGAAGCTAAAGATAATGCTAAAATGGAAGTTGTAAAAGCAGCAGGTTTAGATTATGTTACAAATCAATTACCAGAACATAAAAAAAGAGAAGCTAATAGAGCATCAGCATATAAACAATTAGCTAAAATACTAGACTCTGAAGAAGCTGTTGATTTTTTAGACTCTAATGATTTTCTTGTAGGTGATGGTAAAGATGTAGAAAGAACTTTAAAAATGCTTGAAAACAAAAAAATTAAACCAGATGCATTTAAAAATTATATACCTACATCAAACTATAGCGATAGGTACAATCAAAGACAAACAGATTTTAATTCTAGATTTAGTGATGTTACTAAAAACTTTAATATACAGGGTAGTGGTATTGGTCCATCTGTAGTTAAAGGTTTATTAACTCAAGAAGAAGGTGATATGACTAGAACTGAAGAAGTAACTACACCAGCAGTAGAACCTAAAGACATGGGTCCAGCAGAAAAAGGATTTATGACAGAGGGTACTCCAGAAAGAACTGAAACAATAACTACTGAAATACCTAGAACTACAGCTGATTCAGCTATGAGTGAATTTTTTGTAAGTAAAACAGGTGTGTTAGATATTGGTACAACTAAAAATATTGAAGATGCTGCTTCTAATTTTAGAGGTTTTGGTGATGGCATGACAATAGATGCTTTAGGTAA